ATCCAGCAGTGCCTGTAGTAGAAAACATCTTACAAATAAGCGAGATGATACGAGACAGTCCGCGCACAGTGACCTATTCTGGTCATGACTTGTGCAGTGTGCATCAGTCCAATTGTTATCCCGCAGACTTTGTCAGGAGTATGAAGTTCGAAACAGACACTAGTTGGTACGAAGCAATCCGTGCTCCCGCTATGTGTTCAATTCTTGTCCTTATTGATAACTTTGTGAGCGCGACTACCAACCGAAACAACACGTACGAGATGAATTTCAGCGTGCACCGTGCTGCAAGGTTTACACCAGGATCATTGCTACATTCCATGGCAAGGTCACTGAAGGTCGGCAAACACCCACCAGGAGAACATGACAAGAAATCGCTCGAGCCAGTGACTCAAGGAGGAACGACAGTGCTTCGCAAATGACAAACCGGGAACGGTGTAGCCTCAACTGTTCCTGGATCGCGAGGCATGTTTGGGACGTTGCCCTCTCCGGCGTACACCGACGCCGAGAAGGAGTTACAGTCTTACTTACCCACTGCAGTTGACTTTATCGGCATTCCCGGTACAGAATTCACGCTCGGTCATATCCTTAGAGAACAAGGAGGAATGGGACAACTGAACCCCGCCATGGGCGGTGCAGTTAACGATATTTCCAACAAGTTCTTTAAGGGTAAGAAGGGGCGCTAAACTTTAGTGCCACCCCTGCTCGATAAGCCAAACTGTACAGAGTGTAGTCTAACCCCCTTTCCCGAACCCTTTTGTAAAACCGCTAGTGTTGTGGAAGATGGGTTGCCCACCGAGCACTATCCCGATCCTCTGGATCAAAGTCTCAGCTAGCTGTAAACATAAACACGAATCGAGTTTACCTTTTTCCATCATGTGTTAGTGACAGTGGCGCGAAATGCGCGGTTGTGATCTGAGATGCCACTACCCGATGGGTGTGTGTGTTCACAGCCGTTAATTGAACGTCGCATGTTATCAATGTGTGATCTTTACCATCATCATACCACGGTCATGTGCTGCTTCGGGTTGCTGCGGTGCGTGATGTCGAGACGGCAGCCTGTGCCTGGACTAACCAGGAGACACCTCCACAACCCTTGCGTAGGTAGGGCGGAGGCGTGAGACGACTTACGCACCACTTACTTTTCATACCAGTTGTTTGAGAGCCA